AATGCCATCCTCGCAGCTCAGCGTCAGGCCCAGCAGGCACAGGACGAGCTCAACCGCATGCGTGCGGAACAGCTCAACAACCGGATGAATGCAAGCATCCTGGTGGGTCTTGAGTCGAATCAGAATGCCCGTACAATGCTGAGCAAGCTTGAGGAGATCAACGGAAAGGACGCCCTGTCCTCCGCACGCTCCGCGATTGAGAGGGACATTCGCCAGCAGACGCTGGACAACCTCCGATCCCGGCGCACGCAGGCAGGGGTGTTCGAAGAAGCGTGGATCTCTGAAGAGTCAGCCAAGGCCACTGAACAGGTCCTGGCGAAGTATCGCTCGGTAATCGGCGACCCGAACCGTCTCGGTCGGGCCCCGGAAACAGACAGCGGTGCGAGTGCGATTTTGAATTCGAAGCCCGTACCGGCTCCACGTTGGAAGCCGGGAGTAAGCCCTGGGGATATTGAGTCTGCTCTGGATGCGTTCAATAAGGACGCCCTGAGCCGACTGGCCTCTGGTCTTGACTCGGGCAGTGACTCTCGTGCTTGAACCTCTTTTCACAAGGAACTGACAAATGGCATTTGCCCCCACTAACAGTCTTTTCGATCGGCATCAGTACCAGATCGAAGAGATCATCAACAAGAACGTCGACACCATTCTGCCGACGCTCGACCCCGCTTGGCGGGACACTATCGTTACCTCTCAGGGCGTGGGCCCCGCCAGCGCGATCGGTCGCGACATGAAGATCCTGAAGCTTTACCGCGGCGGTCTGACCGGCGTGATCGAGCAGGGAGCTCAGTATGGCAAGGACGATTTCACCCTGTATGGTGACTCGACCACTTCGGTTGGCTCCAAGCTGTACCTGCAGAGTGCCTCGAAGACGTGGCCGAACGCACTTGAGGGTCCGGCCATCAACACCTACCGTCTTGGTATCGGCATGCGCTCCATGCTGACCAACCTGGCGGTCACGATGGGTGAGATGCAGGCGGAGGCCACTCCGGCGTTCATCGGCGACGTGATTGCTCCGAAGCTCAAGGGCTTCGCGCAGAACCTGTCGCACACCCTGTGCAACTACTGGTACATCAGCCAGAACTCTGGCTATCGTCTGTGCGAGATTGGTAGTGGTGGTGTTACGGTGACTGGCACTGCTGGTGGCTCCGGCCCTTGGACGTGCACCTTCCAGCCAGATAATCTGGCGATTGACCGGTTCTACGTCGGTCAGCGCGTGGACATCCTGGATGGAAGTAGCTCCGAAGCTAACACCAAGAAGCGTGCAAACGGTCTTACGGGTGACAATGGTGCTACCCGTCTTCAGGTGTTCGTGAGTGCTGTGGATGAGCTTCGTGGTTACGTGACTCTTGCCAGCAGTACTTACAACTTCACGACTACGGCCACTGGCAGTGGTGCACCTGGCGGTGCCGTGACTGCAGCAAAGGCTGCTGCTGCTGGTGACCTCATTGTGTACGCAAACAGCGGTAGTCTGCAGGCCGATGCAACCGGCGCACAGACGTTTACCGGTATTGCGGGTATCAACAGCTGGCTGAAGTTTGGTGGTGGTGGTGACGATAACTTCCTGCTTGGTTCTGAGAAGGATGGCGACTCCTTCAACCAGATCAACGTCAACACGCACCCCGAGTTCAAGTCCTTCGCAGTTTCGAACGTCGGTAGTCTGACGGAGCACAAGCTCCGCCAGTACGTCCGTCGCTTCCACGCTGCGAAGAACAAGTACGGCCAGACGATCGACTGCCTCATCGCCAGCGATGGCGTGTGGCTGGCCTACGAGGCCCAGAAGATCGGCCAGTACACGCTGGAGCGCAGTGGCAAGCTCTCGTCGCTCAACAACGAGGGTTCGGACCAGGGCTTCAAGTTCACCTTCGAAGGCCGCACCTACAACGGCTATACCTCGACCTACATCGAGGACGGCACTGTGTACGGTCTGAAGAAGGGTGGCAACAACTGGAAGCGTTACGTGCCGCCGGATCCGAAGGGCGTGCAGAAGTTCAGCGAAGCTGACAACTTCATTCCGTTCAACTTCGTTGTGCCCGCCCTCACCGGCACCAGCTCGACGAAGTGGCCGATCCTGACCACTAGTGGACAGCTGACGGAAGCCATGCAGATGCCCGGCATGCTGCGTATGCAGCTCGTGCCGGATCAGGCTGCTGGCATGAAGCTCACTGGCGTGACCACGGATCGTGTCTACATGGCTTGATCTGGACCTCCTGAAGGGGCCGCGGTGCCCCTTGCGTCTCGATGGGGGGTGGACTTCGGTCCACCCCCCGCGGACGCGGAGGCTTAGCAGGAGATCAGATGCCTACCCGCATAGCTGCTATCAGCTGTACTCACTCCCCATTCACTCCCCCCGACGTCCATCACTGGCTGCTTGAGACCCTATCCGCTCTGGATGGGGTTACGCACTTTGTGCACCTCGGAGACATCTTCGAGGCCTCAGCCGCCTCCGTGCACCCGGACGAGCACGACCACACCCTCCTTGACGAGTATCGGCATGCTGCCGCCTTCCTCGCATCCCTGCGTGAGGTGCTCCCCCCACGTGTTCATTTCCACGCCATCATGGGGAACCACGACGACAACTTGAAGTCCCAGGACCCCCGTCGCATCCCCAAGGCCCTACGGGACGTCACCGACTTCATCCGCACAGAACCCTTCGCTTCTGAGGCCAAGCACTGGCATTGGACCCCGTATCGCAAGGACAAGAAGGGTTGCCTCGAGATCGGCCCCGTAGTCCTGACCCATGGCTTTGACTGTGGCCAGTCCTCCGACGAGCTGGAGGCCCTGCAGTTCATGAACCTCACTGGGGGCGCAGCCCACCGCCTGTTCATCCGTGGCCACACCCACCGGCCTATTCCCCCCACGCAGTGCCACCGCACCCGGGCCATTCCCCTGCCCTACTGGTACATGAACGCCGGCACCTGCGGGCCCTTGTCGCCTTCGTGGATGAACCGCCGCGACACCTCCCAGTGGGGTGCTGCCATTGCCGTAGTCGATCTGGTTCGTGACCCCTCCCACCGCAATCGAGGACGCCAATGGGACGCACGCTTGATTCGCAAGGACGACTGATCTACCGGGTCAAGATCAACGGCCGCACCTGGCGCGTCTCCCTGTCTCCGCCCCGCAACATGGGTACCGATTGGGGCCGTTGCTGGGACAAGGACAAGCCAGGTCGCCACCCACTCATTGAGGTCCGTCGATCCCTTGGCGAACGCAACCTGCTTGAGACGGTGATCCACGAGGTGCTACACGCAGCCCGTCCTGAGCTGGACGAGCCTGCTGTAGATGCCACTGCGCTCTCCATAGCCCGGGCTCTTTACCAGATGGGATGGCGACGTAAACTGGACTGACCATGTACAACTTCAACAAGCCCAACTACAACAAGATGGCCAAGACCAAGATGGCGAAGCAGGACGTCATGTCCAAGATGAAGAAGCCCGCTGCGCCCGCTGGCAATGCTGCTTCAATCATCGCCATGCTCAAGAAGCTTCCAAGCAAGACGCTTAACAAGATTTATAGCGCTCTTGAGAACATGGAACCAGAGGATCTGGACATGCTCGGCAAGCGCAAGTACCCAGGTGAGTGATGGCGAGCAGCAAGCCCAAGTTCCAGTTCAAGGCCAAGCACAAGAACCCCATGGGGGGACTTAGTGAACTTGGCCGCCGTGCCTACAACAAGGCTACGGGTGGCAACTTGAAGCGACCGCAGCCCGAAGGTGGCTCGCGACGCAACTCCTTCTGCGCCCGCATGAAGGGCATGAAGCGCAAGCTCACTAGCGCCAAGACTGCCAACGATCCCAACTCCCGCATCAACAAGTCCCTTCGGGCATGGAACTGCTAAATGCCGAAGGACGCCTGTTACAACAAGGTAATGGCGTCATATGGCAAGTGGTCAGCCCGCGCGGCACAGGCCACGGCCAAGTGCCGTAAGGCCAGCGGCAACGTCCGCAAGACGCAGGCTGGTGCCAACCTGAAGCGTTGGACTGCCGAGAAGTGGGTAGACACCCGCACCGGCAAGGCCTGTGGAGCGGGCGGTAGCAACGAGTACTGCCGGCCTTCCAAGCGTGTCAGCAGCAAGACACCAGTCACGCGAGGCGAGATGAGCAGTTCCCAGCTGGCTTCCAAGAAGGCTGAGAAGTCTCGTGTTGGAATGCAGGGTGCGTTTGGCCGCAAGGTCGCACCCGTGCGAAAGAACCCCCTCAAGTCCATTGGAGGACTATCCCGTGGCTAAGAAGAATGGTAAGTGGATCCAGAAGGTTGCTGAAGGCATCAAGCGCCGTGGTACTGAGGGAGTCTGCACTGGCTCCAAGTTTGGTGGTCCTACCTGCAAAGCGGGTAGCCGTAGGTATAACCTGGCCAAGACGTTCAAGAAGATGGCTGCAAAGTAAATGCAATGCCTCCTGCACCACGTAGGTTGCCAACTGATGTTTTGATCCTGCCTCGTGCGGATCCAAGTCTTCCAGTTACTCGCGAGTTTGCGGGAGCACGACAGCCTTCGACGTTGAAGGTTCGTGGTGCAAAAAAGATTCTGCAAGGCGAACTTTCAGAAGAGCAGTATGTTCAAGGACTAGCTCGTGAACTACTTGGCCAGAGTGCCGATTTCTACAAATTGATGGGGGGACAAGGCAGTTGGACGGATCGTTTAGGTTCTGTGTCTGCCACTGTTTCGGTGCTTAAAGATCCGTCTATTCCCATCTCCGTTAAGAATCAACTACGTAATAAGGTATACAAGGCGTACCTGTTAGCAGAGCGACTGCGGACTCCAGTCGTAGCTGAACAATTTGGAACGCAGGCCATTACGCGCCTTCCTCCCCGCATGTTTTCATACTCAGGTCGCGATCCTGAGTTGAAAGGCCAGTTGTATAGCGCTCCCTTCTTTCCACGTCCTGGGGCTCAAGTTATGGAAGTTTTGGCAGCGACCCCCAAGACTGGTCCGTTGGAGCTTATAAAGTTGGGTAGGATCCCATTCCTTGATATTGACACGCCGAGCACTGGTCGCTTCCGAGAAGTACACCCGAAGGAAGGCATTACGGCTGCTTCAAAGGCAGAAGCTCTGGACGTGTTACAACGCATCTCCAACCAGCTTGGTTCCACTTTACGTGCTTATGTGTCTCCAGGTGGATTGCGGGCTTTTGACGTTTCTCGAGAACGAAACCCAATGGACTTTTACCGAGCTGTTGGCAAGAAGTTGAGTGCTAAACTTGACCCGCACTACATGCAAGGAAGCACTCGAGAAGGTTGGTTTACGCCTATTGGTAGTGCGGTAAGACGTTGGGATCCAAAGACTGGACAGTACTACCCCTTCTCATTGGAAAACGTCTATAAGTATCCGGGCTTTAATGTTCGTACTGGACCTAAATTCAATCGAGAACCACTGGATGACTACATTGCTACATCCATTGGAAACATTACTCCACAAGGACAAAGTGGGCCCATTAATCCCGCAATGCTTGAGACTGTCTTGCAGATGCACGACGCCCGTATTTCTGCAAATCGAACTCCTCAATCCGCTACCGCTATGCGTGGTGATCTGCTTGAACTGATAAGTCAGGGCGTCAAGGGCAGCACGTTGGAGTTCATTAAGAAGAACTACAAACTTTTGGCAGCATTGGGTCTTATTCCAGCTGCTACACTACCTACGACCAATGACAACAGAACCGCTTGACATCGAGATGATCTACGACCCGGTGGCCGAAGCCCATCACGAGGGCTTGGTCATCGACGCATCCCGGCACCGCATCATGGCGGACGGTGACTTCATCCTGTGGGCCCGCCGGCACTACAAGCGGCCCACCCTGTTTGAGTACCACCACCTTGAATCCGACAATATCGTGCTGTGCGACTGGCTGATCCGTGGGAAGGTTGCCCAAGAGCTGGAAGCCTACACGTATGGCAATAGGCCAGATCGTGCTTTCTTGGATCTGCGAGTTGTACTTTGCGATAAATCAGCCGAGTCTATTCGTAAAAAGATGCGAAGAAGTGCAGAAGAACGCCAGCGGTTGCGGGATGAAGCAATGGCCGAGCGTCAAGATGTAGTCAAGCGGTTGAAGCGCCAAGGTCTGGATTTGGAGGCCCAGCGTATGCAGACTGGTGCTTCACCGTTTGTGGGTAAGGCCCAAGGCGGGGAAGAACTGGCAGCCATGACGGAGGACTTGGTAAACATGGCTCGTGGCCGTATCATCACCCACGGCTAACGAAAGGACCTCCTATGGGCTACTTTGGATCCGCATACGGAAACAACTTTAATACAAGTGGATCTTTGGGGTCTTGGTCTGGCGCTAGCCGCCAGCTGTCTCCTATGTATGAGGCTATGAAGGCCCAAGGAGCAGCAACGACTGGTCAGTTTTATGGTGGTGGCTTGTACAACCCCATGTCCGGTAGGTTCCAAAGTCCAAGTTCTATGTCTACTGGGCAGGGTCAAAACTTTACCACCGCTAGTAGTGGTCCGAGCACTTGGGGAGCAAATGCTCCGAAGCAGGGAAGTGACGCTAGTAGCTTTGGTCTTTTCAATTCCTTTGCTGGTGGTGGCTCTAGTGGTATGTTCAACCCTCTGGCCATGATGGGTGGCCTTGTTCAGGCACCCGGTCAGCGAACCAACCCAGTTGCACCTTACCAGTTTCTTACTAGCCTTCTTGCTCGTATGAACCAGCCTCCGTCAAACTCCGGCCCAAGTCTTTCGATTACTCCACGGCAGGCTGCTTCCAACGAGTTTTATGACTTCTAATCCATGGACTCCACAGGATCGTTTCTGAAGACAGTGATTGAACGCGTTCGAGGCTACCTCGACGACGCGGACTTTGACGCCAAGTACACGGACCAGTTCCTTGTCAACCACGTGGTGATGCCGTCCCTTGTGGATGTGTGGAGCCGCGTCTCAATGAACGCCGACAACCCGGTGCTGCTCTCCTACGACATCACCCTCGTCGCCAACCAAGAGTGCTACGTCATCCCTCCATGCGTCGGTGAAGTCCACGAGATCGTGCAGTACACCGGCTCCACTGCCGCACAAACTAGCGACGGTATTCCCACTGCTGACCTGTACCCGCACCACCGAATGAGCGTGGGGGGACAGAACTGGGCCATTGAGGGGAACATGATCTGCTTCCGCCCGTTCCCTCAAGCCACTAACGGCAACCTGACGTGGACTATCCGCTACACAACCAATGGCGACATGATGCCGCACTACTGCGCGCTTACGGATTTGAACGGTGGTACACTCACCACAAGCACTACGTTCACCCTTCCCTCCACTGTGGGCACAGGTGGTCTGGGTCAGATTGACATCCGTGAGAACGCATACGCCGGCCAGGTCCTTCGTCTGCTCAACAAGTCCGGAGGCTTTACGGTGCGCGAGGAGCGGGTCATCGAGTCCTACAACCCGGCAACTCGGGTGTGCACCCTTCGCCGACCCTTCACTACCAACACGGCTGGTGCAAGTTCGTATTACGCTTATGAGATCTGTCCTGCCCAGTCGCAGGGTCTGGTAGAGTCTGTGTCGCTGGCTTGTTCCATGAAGCTGGGTGCGTGGCGCAAGATCGCCCAGTCCCACATGCAACTGCTGAACATGCAGTACCGGTCAGCCATCAAGACGATTGGCGACAACCTGGCAAACATGCAGATGCGCACGGGCAAGTCTTGGGCCAAGGACACCCGTGACAATCCCCAGTGGTACCCATGAGTATCTGGTATCAACCCAGTGCATTTGGCACTCTTCCTCGTGAAACCCAAAAGATTGGGTTTAGTGCTGTGCCCAATACAATGGGTTCTCCGTTCACTGTACCAGGGGACGGATCAGGCCCCCTGTCTGCTGCTGGGCTGTACGGATTGATTCCCAACAACAAGCAGAGTTATGGGTACGACATTACATCCCAAAAGGATGCGGACCAGTTTGATCCATCAAGTGTGTCCTACATGAGGGGTGGTGGATACAGCCCAAATCCATTGGCTGGGTTGCAGTTCACCACTTGCTGACAAATGACACTTTACCTCAAAGACGGAAAGCTCGTTGTTATCAATGGGCAAATTGTCGTTGGTGAAGGGTGCTGCGACTCTATTGATGCTTCCTGTGGTGGTGGCGGCGGCGGCGGTGGCGGCGGTGGTGGCGGTGCAATTATGGGGGCTTGTTGTCAAACCAATGGTGACTGTGAGTACATTGACTCAACTCTGTGCAGTGGTGCTGGGGCTGTGTTTGTAAGAGACAAACTTTGTGAGTGTCAACCTGGCGACTGCCGAACCCCATGTGGTGTAGTATGCCCAGGTGATCCTTGTGGGTCCTGTGATGTGTATGGTAGTGGTACTTCTAGCGGCAACATTCCTGGGTGTAGTGGCAATGGTTTTGGCTTGAACTTCTAATGAAGACATACCATTCTTATTGGAGTGCGGGGTACGCAGGAAAGCCTTCGTCTTTCCTGATTGATCTTCACAGGCTATCCGCCTATCTCCTCAAGAAGCATTATGGAGAAGTACACCTAGTCACTGACTCAGTTGGTGCTTCGGTGCTGGGAAGTCTGGGTTACGACTCTGTAAGTACAGAACTCGATCAGATCCCCATTGAGTACAAGAACGTCTGGTCGTTGGGCAAGATCTTTACGTACAAGAAGGCAGCCAAAGAGGGCATCCCGTTTCTTCATATTGACTATGACGTCTTGCTGTGGAAACCGCTCCCAACCGAACTAACAAGTAGTCCCTTGTTTGTTGAACGCATTGAACTGGATATTGACATGCGCTATTCAGTTCGAAAGTTCTACGATGCCTGTCCTAAGCTTCACGATTTGGAAAACGCCAAGGACCCAGATGGCGCAATTAATGCTGGCATTCTTGGGGGACATGACACTGACTTCATTGGCGAGGCGTATGGACGCGCATGGGACTTTGTAATGGATCCTGCAAATCGGGATCTCATGACTGGTCCGCCACTTCCAGACACCCCAACTTGGTCTCGAGCCACAATTTCTGAGCAGTTGTATTTCTATCACTATGCTCGACTCAAGAACAAACACCTAGAGTGTCTCCTTAATACTTTCACCAATAGGGAGAAAGACAAGGAAGCACACAACCTTGGTTACACCCATTTGTGGGGAGCCAAGTCAGATTTGGATGTGCAGTTCCGTGTACTAGAAAAGTGCAAGGAGTTTGGACTCCCTATTGCAACTACACCAAGAGACCCCAAGTGGCTCTTTCAGAGCGCGGCAAAAGTGGCACAGGCTATGGCTACTCCAGAAACCAGTTTGGCTCACACCCGTCTAGAGATCTGCAAAACCTGCCCAGAGTGGACTGGGGTTCGATGCAAGATCTGCGGGTGCTTTACCAAGCTTAAGGTTCGTCTGGAAAAAGAGAAGTGCCCACTTGGCAAGTGGTGATATACTGATCCGACCCCCACATACCGTGGGGGGACAAAGGAGATCCCATGTTTCTTGCTTCGATTGAGTCGCTGATTGGCAGCACCTGGGCCGCTGTGGCCACGTTCGCCATTGGGTACGTCGCCGGCCACCTGGTTCCCATTGGGAAGATTGCCTCGTGGATCCCCGGCAAGCGGGACTGATCCTCGTCTGTTCGTGCGTTCTAGGGTGTTCGGCCTCCCAGCACATCGCTGAGGAGGCCAACACCATTTCCACACGCGCCGACCGGATCATCCGGATTACGGATCAAATCGGCCATACTTCCAAGGAAGTGGAGTCGATTCGCTCCGCTACCGAGATCCAGCTGGAAGCCCAGAAGATCCGGGCCTCCGTAGCCGAGATCCATGCCACCCTTCCGGGGGTGAAGGACATCACGCCATGGTGGGCAGACCTTATCCGCTGGCTCCTTATTGCATCCGTCGGGGCTGCCCTTGTGTGGGTCCTCTACGCAACGGGGGCCGCCTCTGCCATCCGAGTTGCCATTGGGTGGATCCCCCGGCGGAAGATCAACGAAGCGGAGATGGCAGTAGCCACTCTCGCGACAGACAAACCCGAGACCCTTCGCGAATGGGTAGCGATGAAAAGGGCCTCGGATCCGGAGTTTGACGCAGCCTGGAAGAAGGCTCAGGAGAAGAAATGACCACCAACGATGTCATCTGTCTGCATAAGGATCTTTGCCAGCAGGCTCAGAACTTGATGCGAGCCAAGCAAAGCGACTACACCAACGGTGTGGACCAGCCGTTCCGTAACTTCCAGTTGGGTCCCTCCATGGGTGTGGGCACGGTACCTGAGGGCATCTTTATCCGCTTCTTGGACAAGGTCTCACGCCTTAGTACCTTCCTGTCCAAGGGTCGATTCGAGGTGAACGAGTCAGTTTCGGACACGATCGTCGACGGGATCAACTACTTGGTTCTGCTCTATGCGTCGGTTATCTTGGAGGAACGAAAGAAGTCCTCCCACGATGCCCACCAAATCGAACAAGTTCTCAGTAGGCCAGATCTGGACACTCGCAATGCAGACGGGCACCTTTGCCTCAGTGGTGGTGGGAATCGTCCTGATTCCCATCGAGGTCGGACGAAGAGATCAGATTTTGACGCACCAGCAGCAGACGGTGAATGAGCTTCGTGGTGTGGTGAGCGACTTGGTGAAGACGACCATCAACCTGACCGGTTCTGACAGGGTGCACGACAGGGACCTGGAGGATCTTCGCGTCAGGCTCGAGAAGCTTGAGGCGAAGCGTGGCTGACCAAGACACAAACTGGACATGGAACTTCTCGGGCCCTACGACCATGTCGAAGGCCCAGTCCCGCGCCATTCTCCCCAAGGAGATTGCCTGGGACCTCGTCGGCTTTGACGGCAACGAGACTGGTTGCCTCCGTACCCACCCCGGTTTCAAGCGACTGACAGGAGATGGGGGGACGTTCCAACCCGCCACGATGGCAAATGTCCGTGGCTTCTGGCCTGTGACTGTTCTGACCAGCAGCAGCACATACCTGTATGGGTATATCTGGGCTGAGTACACCCTAGTTTCCAGCACCCATACCTTGAAGTTCTATGGCAAGTTTCATGATGGAGCTGCATGGGTGGAACCGCAGGTTGCAAATACGACTCGAGAGGTTCTTAGTCTAACCGCAACGACGGATGGGTCCGATACGACCGAGATTGAGGTTCAATCCAGCGGCAAGTTTGTGTACTTCTTTGCACGGGGGTTTGTGCCCAAGATGTGCACCCTCAGCATCTCAAGTTCCAGATGGACTCCATCCTCTAGCAACGTCGGACCAGGCAATCCACCTAAAGCTATCTCAGCTCTTAGCGAAACCGAAGCCGATGCAATTACGGTTGCTAACCAAGATGATGGTACTGCTGGTCGTTATGATCTTGTGGTATTTGGAGATGGCGACACGACCGTTAGTGCTGGTCTTGCTTCTATACCACGAGAGGTAGGCAATCATACGTTTGCTGTTCAGTACATGAACACGGACACAGGTAGGAAGTCGGCCATTTCAAATACGGTTACCTTTAACATCACATCTACTGCATCTGGTGGTAGTGGTGACCATCATTTGAAGTTCCGTGTAGGACAATTCCGTGGCATCTATAACCGGGCGCTTATCTACCGAACTGTTAACTTGGGTGGGGGTGTAGGTGGCACTACCTACTATGGATCCGGCACACTTCACCTTGAGAAAGTTATTGATATCACCGACTCAAATTACTACTCCACATCTATAACGGATAAAAATTTGGGCGTCACGATTCCCGACACCCAGTTGGTGTATCAGGATGTCTTTATCGACAAGACACGCTCAGATAGCGTGGGTCCAAAGGGTGGTGTGGCCCAGTTCCTTTCAAACGTGTTGTTTGTGTCTCGACTGAAAGACAGTGATTTTGCTGGAGCTGTGGCTAGTTCAGAGAATCCCATCACGCCTGAGTACCCCCCACGATCACTGGGTGACATGCGATGGAGTTCGGTATCTGAGTTGGTGGCAGACAACTTTAACCCATTCAATCGTTGGGTGCCCAAGACCCCAGGCAATGAGATCTTTGGTCTGCGACAGGTTGGTAACTACATGATTGGGTTTAGTAGTGATCGCATCTACCGAATCGGTAGGCAGAACAACTTTGTGCGCGTTGAAGAAGGCCATCTTGGTTACGGGTTGAGTGGTCCCTATGCGTTGGAGTCGGTGGGTACCACCGTCTACTTTGTGTCAGGTGGTGGACTCAAGGCCGTGACAATGGATGGTCAGGTCGAAGACATCACAGGTTTGGACAACCTTATCAACGTGTCTTGGCTTGGAAACAAGTCAAGCATCCAGATGGCATATGACGCCAAGGGTCAGTGTCTTACCATCATGAAGCCTGACTCAAGTGCTGGGTTGGCAAATGGAGAAGCTGGTCTATTGTGGTTTGGCACAAACAGAGTTACTCAGTTGGTGGACCTTCCCTTCCGTTATGTCAAGACTGGCAACGTCCACTCTGGTTCTTACCTTGAGCGCCGCGCCATCTTTGTGAAGCGCGACTCCGCCACCACCTTTGGCGTCTACATTGTGGACCACGAGCGCACAGGCGATGGCAACAAGAACCTCTGTGGGGGGACCGCCCGAAACCTCGCTGTGACAGGTTCGGCTCCAACCATTGACGCCACTGAGTACGACTGCAAGGCTTACCAGTGGTCGTCTGCAGGCGGCTCGGACGAGACTGCATCCACTGGGAATGGGGCTGTCCAAACATACATCACTAACTGGGCTACCAATGTTGCAACTAACCGGTACGTGTCGTTTGCTCCGATTGTGCAGCGGTGGGTAGGTGGCAATCTGGGCATGCAGGTGCAGCCGGGTATGCCGGAGTTCAAGGACTTCTTCCGCATGAAGCAGGTGTCCTCTGCTGCCCCCTACTACGAACTGGTTGGTAATAATACTCCCGCCGTGGGCACGTGGTGGACCCTCCTTTATAGGGGCGCAGAAACCACACCCTATATCTCTGGCCGACCACTGGACAGGAATGGGAATATCCAAACTGTGGCAAATGGTTCTGGTGTGTCGGCATCCAACTCACCAATCCGAAAGCATGGTGCCGTGTGGTCCACCCTGAGTCCTGGGTTTGAGTGCCATATCGCAGGCGTGGATATGCGTCTGCTTGCGTTCTCGCTGACTGGACGGATACTGGACACCGATCGGAGATTCAACTGATGAGCTCATTTACCCCTAGTTCGCCTTCTCCATTTGGCTCACAGACGTCACGTCCCATGGATATTCGACAGTTCTTGCCAACTGGAGATCAGACGTATAGGCCAATGGGATTTGGTGCCTTTCAGGCCAATCCAATGCAAGGCCCCTCTGTTCAGCAGATGTGGGGAGGCATGCTGTCGGATTACAACCTGGCTAACCAGCTGAATCAGCAAAACTTCCAAAGGAACCAGCAAGCGGCTGACATGTTCCTTGGGAATGTCAATGTGGGTCTGGATCGTCTTTACAATTCTGCACAGCCTGGTATTGACATGGCTCAGCAGTATCTGCAAGCGGGTTTGCAGAATGCCAATCTCCAGTACCAGCAGTACCAGCAGGATGTTGCGCTGGCTCGACAGGAGATGGCTGCCACGCAGGCACGCACCGAGCAGGCATACAATGAGGCTTTGGCGCAGGCTGGTCAGGGCTACACGGCTGTGGCTTCAGATATGGCCCAGGCTATTGCCCAGCGTAAGGCAGCCGATGAGGCCCAGATCATGGGGGAGATTGGTTCCTTTGCTGGTACTGAAAGCCAGCTAGAGGAAGCCAAGCGTCAGCGTGCTTCCAGTTATGACCGTGAGATGTTCGGCACTCTGGCCGGCGTACAGGCACAGGCAAACAAGGAAAAGACTGATCTGCTTCAGAACAAGGCACAAGTCTTTGCCAGCTTGGGCACTTCGATGTCGCAGCTTAGTGCGGGGCTGGCTCAGCAAACCTTTGACGTTGGTGAGAAGCGTAACGCATGGAATCAGTTTGGAGCCAACCTTGGAATGGCAACAGCTCAGCTCATGAGTGACGTAACCCGAACTGCTGCTCAACTGGGACAGCAGGGGTACGGACAGTATGCCAGTTTCATTTCAAACAACCCAGTCATGGGCGTGATGATGACTCCGACTCTGATGGCAATGGCTGATGCGGCCCGTATCTACGGTGGTCCTGGTGAGGTCATCTACCCACAAGGTGGATACACCCTCGGTGGACCTAGCTATGGTAGTGGCCAGCGTGTGCCACAACTGCAGTCAGACGGCACGTACCGACTTCGATAAGGACTAGACCATGTCGCAGATGAATCCCTACATGACCAATCCGAACGCCGAGCTGTATGCTCTGCTTGCTCAGCGTGCTGCCAATCTTGACCGTCAGGGTGGGGGGGCAAGTGCTGGTGCTGGGATTGAACTGGACCTCATGAATCGTCAAGCTGAACTGGCAGCGTTGGCTGCTGGCCAAAGCGATGAACGAGCACTTCGTGAGCGAGCCCTTACTACCCAGTCTGAAATGGACATGCTCAAGGCTCGCGAAGAGTCGGCAATGAGGATGGCAACCAAGCAGTCTGAACTTGATGAGATGGCTGCACTAAATAAGGAAACCCGTGGTGAGGCACGAGACATTCGAACTGCTCAACTCAACGAGCAGATGCTCTCTCGGGGCCGTAAAGAGGAGTTCGATTTTGCGCAGCAAGGTCGACTCAACGAAGCCAGACTTAACCAGAGGGTTATGGAAAACACTCTTAATCTAGAGAAGCGGTTGTACCTGGAAAAACAGCAGGTTGAATTCCAGCTGGCTCAATCTGGAGATGTCAATGATCCTGAACTGAACGCTCTACTGCAGCAAAAGAGAGCGGCACTAGTGGACCTGAAGCGCAGGGAAATGGCTGCACAGAAGACACTTGCGGAAAAAGACGCGGCACTTAAGAGTCAACTTTCCAGTCGCGAAAAAGAAATTTCAACGATGCGCGAGGGTTTGATTACCTACGAGAATGGACTGGCTGGCGTGGCACTTGCTCCTTTTATTGAGCAGTACCGAAAGGATCCAATTCGCGGTGGTATCCCATCTGGTAGTTTCTTGGGCCGAGTGGCAGAAGAATCTATTGCCCCCTTCGAATTCCTTGGTGAGATTTTCACTAAGGACCAAGTTGCGGATACTGAAATTGGCCGAAGACTTGGATACAACAACCTAACCGCAATGGGACTGGGAACTTTTAATGAGAGTAGTGCAGACATGGTGGCTGCAGCTACTAGAGCGCCTGGGACTGAGCAGCTACGTGCTTCGGCAGATACTGGCTTTACTGCAACTGGTCAGTTAATCAAACGGTTTGCAGATCCCTCTGCCCAGATCAACGCTGATCGGTATACAATCAATCTGCTGTCTGAGCTTGCGTATCAAGTTTTCAATGCAACTGGTCAGAGACTTGATAACACTGGAGTAGATGCACTCAAGAAGGTGATGAGTGAGATGTATGCCATCTCACGCAATGCCACGTTGTCTCCAGAAGAAGCCTCCCAAAAGTTGATGACTCCACTGCAGGAAGCGTCTACCGCCATCTTTGGCGGCGATCCATCCCAAGCTGCAAATTCACTTCCACGTCTTGTTGCTGGTTTGAAGTCAGTCTTCAAGAAGGCCTCTGCACAGGCAGGAGAACTGACAAAGACGATTGATCCTGCTGGCAATATCACCACGGACACACTGCAAACCAATGCCCTTATCTACAGCTTGGGTGAAGGCAGTCGACTCAATAGGGTGCTTGGCCTGATGTCTGGAAAGATCTTTACCTCTGAAGGCCTGGGTGAAGCTTTGGGCTACCTCGAAGGAATGGTTGAAGATGAAAGTGGTTACCTCAACCTAGGTAATCTCCCGAGCAGGGGGGCTGCAGCCAGAAATTTGCAATTTGCTCTACAGCCAGAAACTGCCGAGGCTGTTGATGAGCTTAGGAAGTTGACTGTTGAAGCTCGACGAGCCAAGGCTGATAAGAGCACAGCAGAAACCGACATTGAACTTAAGTCTGAAACCGAATTGGAAAACTTGATTCAGAAGGGCAAGCGAGAGAAAGGTTCGAGAAACCTTCAGCTCATTCAGGACCTGTTGGGTCGTATTCCCCCTAACCAGGAACTCTGATGGTGAACTGGCGCTTGCTTAGCGCGGACATCTGCCGAGACCACGCCGCCGACGGGAAGGCCCGGCTATCCCTCGGCCGGCACCTTGAGTACGACACCCGTACCGACCTCCCCGTCCTCAACCTCACCCCCCTCCCCCTCGTCGTGGGGGGACCTTACCTTCGCCCGAAGCAGGTGCGGGCCTGGTTCTGGGAGATCCGAACCCTTCGCGCCATGCACCGCCCGTGGTCCATGTTGATCTCCAACTACGACCCTATTGAGCGGGTATCGACTCTCCACATTGGCACCATTACACTACCTGATGTGGTGGATCGGTATGCCCGCATGTGGCGGCACCGCACTCCCCGCTTCAACCCCATGGTGCTTTGATGTCAATCTTTGGTCTTCCTTCGCTGCTTAGGGCACTTGGAACTGGAGCCACAATCCTTGCTCCAGCGGTTCTTGACATGCTCCTTGCTAGGGGTATTCCCGAAGAGTTTGTGGATGGCAAGAAGCTTCCGAAAGTAAGCGACATTGAGATTCAAAAGCAGCTTGCTCGTTATCAAAAGAGAAATCTGAGTTCCAAAGAGATTCGTCAACGCTTTGGTAGGAAGTATGGCGCGAGGCCTTCTGTGAAATCGCTCCGCCCACCAACTGCTTTGGGTAGTACTGGAAAGCTTCTTGGGGTGTCTGCAGCTGGTTTGGTTCCTTTGATTGCATTTCAGAAACTGATGGAACCTAGTGCAGAGGAAATGATGGGTGGCATGGCTATGGGGGGTGGCGGGGAAGGTGAAGACATGGAGGCGTTGATGGCGATGCTTGGTGGGGGGTTGGAGAATCAGGCTAGTTCATCTGCTGCTGAAACTCGAAGCGAGTACCGCCGCATGATGGCCCAGCAAGACATGGGTCGAAGGGCTGCAATGTCTCGCGCAGTTCCCAGTAGCATGGGCATTCCTGAAGCCGCTGGTCTGGAAGAGATCATTCGTGGGAATGAGGAAATTCTTTCACAGATCGCATATCGGGAGCCAATGACGCTTGCTCAGGCTTATGCTATGCACGGCTTGTACAGTGACCCAGAAGATCCGAATCTGAACCTTGAAGGGTTGATGTAATGGTCCGAGGAAAACTGAAGGGCATCCGAAGCACCGCGGCGAAGGCTGCAGTTGTTGCCCCAACGCTTGGGCTGTTGGCTGGCATTACCAAGCGACTTGCAACGCCCCCCACGGATAGGTCGGAGCTGGATAGAGCAATCAGCCTGGCAACGAATAGGGCCAAGGGTGAGCGCATTAGCGAGTTGCTGGAGCAAGCACGTATGGAGCGGGCGCTTGCTCAGAACCAAGCCCGCCTTGCACAGGCTAACCCCACCCTCTACACTTCCGTCATGGCTGGGCGCAAGGTGCCCACCGGTGCCGTAGTGCTGGGCGGTAGGCCCCGTACGGATCTGATGAGAGAACTGGCAGCGTCGATGGACAGCGGCGCGTTCCAGAAGAGAGACCCCCTGTCCGATCTGATGGGATAACCCAATGCCGACTCCCCTTGTCACTCAGCACTACCCCAACGACTTCCAGGTTGTGACTTTTCCCTTGAATGCCACTACCTCTGGATTTACCTCTGAAGACAGTGGGAATCTGGCTTCGTGTCCTATTTTGTATGCAGACCGCGATCTGGCCATTGACTCCATCACTTGCACCATTTCGGTAGCAGGAAGTTCAAGTGCAGCCATCAATGTCCGCAAGACAAGCGCAGGCACTGCAACTACTCCAACGACGCCACTTTTCCATATCGGAGTAGCAACCACACCCGTCAAGCTACATACCGTTGATATTGTTGGTACTGCTACCGGCAATACCTTTGTCAGCTTGGCAACTCCCAGCAACGATACGAACATTGTGCGAGCTGGTAACTGGGTTGGTCTGACTTTTGCCGGAACTACTAGTGCCATGCGTGGCTTGGTGCAGATCCGATTCCGTTCGGCGATTGCTTGAGAAAGGAGGACGCCATGAAGAAGAAGGGCCCGAAGAAGGGCGGCGGCTGCCGCTGACGTACTGAACCCCCGGAACGGGCCCCGGTCGCTGAGAAATCGCACCGGGGCCTTTTCATTATGCCAACGCCTACACCAAAGTATGACGAGAATGGATTCCCGGAGTTTGAACCAGTCCGGTTCTATGATGCTCCAGCCACACTGCTAACACAGATCTGGGATGGTGAGACTTCTCTAGGTCGGGCAGTGCGAACGCTGCTTCGCTCCGAGTCTTTGAGTCCAACAGAGCGTGACTCCTATGCCCAGCGCTTGAAGAAGGCGTATGGTGGCAATGCGTTGATGGATACGACCATTGACGTAGCAACCAATCCATTCACATGGTTGCTCTTGGCAACCATGCCCATCGGTGCCAAGCAGTTTATTGCATCCAAGGGCAAATTGTTTCATGGTCTTGCAGCAGCTCGAGCCAAAGGGCAGAAGATGTTTGTGGGTGCAGCGGAGATTGCACGAGCACTGCAGGTCTCAAACCTGCTGACCATGGGTCAGACGGTTGCTCCAACCATGGTGGCCCAGACCATTGGTTCCCGTTGGGATGTTCTGTCTCGTCTTGAGTCAGAAGTGCTGGCACCAAGTGGGCTCACGATGGCACAAGCACGTGACCGCCTGCAGCGAAAACTTGGGGTTGATGATCTTGACCCAAGTCGTCACCAAGCAGGTGCAAAAGCAGATCAGCTACGCGAGATGGACATTCTCTCTCATCTTTGGAGCACAGGAGCTCTTGATGGTGGGAAGGCCAAGTATGCCCGGACGCGATATGCCGCTGGTGGAATGTTCAAACCGGTGTTTGGTGGTGTGGTTTCAGACACTGCCATCCCACTGATGATGACTGAGGATGAGTATAGAAATGTATTGAGCTCAACCATTGGTGGCGGCATTAGGCCTGGCGATCAAGTTCGCATTGGATCAGGAAACTTTATTGTTGGCGATCAGGGAGTCATTCGGATTACCAACAACAAGAAGTTCAAGAAGGTACTCAACCTGTTCCCCAAGTCGGAACGAGCCGACATCAATTATCGCACAATGCTTGAGGAGGAACAGAACCTTTTCAGCGTGGGGGGCATTGACCGAAACTTCTTCAACGAGTGGGCTCGCCGAAACAACATCCAAGATGAGCTCGTGGATTACTTGGAGGCAGGTCGCAATCTTAGAGAAGAGATGAAGAAGCGAACCTTCTACAAGGTGGATGCCGCTGGCACTCCGTTGCCAACCAATGAACTGGACGTGGACAAGATCATGAGTCTTTGGTCCAAGTGGCAGCGTCAGCGTGACAAGACTGGAGACTTGTCTGCACACGAGATGGTGCTGGATTCCTTGCTGCCCATGTCGGAGGTGGATCGAATTCTTCCAGCTTGGGCTAAGCAGGCTGCCCGCCGTGGATCATTGAATGGCGTGACAACTGAGCGCATTCGCAAGCTGATTCAAGACAAGGTGGAACCTCTTCTTCAGCATACCTATCTACCTCGTAATAACTACCGCATCTACAAGATGCAGACAGGTCCAGGTGGTGGTATTCAACCGTTGGGTCCTGCCCACTCGGATGCTCTTGTGCGTCGTCGCGAATCAATCGTCGACTCTCGTGGGATTGCAGGCTTTGTTCTTCCCCGTAGAGGCGAGGGAATCCCGTGGGATCCGCAAGATCTCGAAACGATTGCAAAAATGGCTCGTGAGCGGGGCATGGATCCTGCGGCAATGGATGTCACGTTTCCACATTTGGGGAAACCAATTACGCTAGACAAAGCCGTTCAGCAAATGGATGGCATGGTTCGAAGTTCTCTTCTCAGTGGTGAAAACCAGCTTGCGCAGAATCGTGGTCATCTTGCTACGCACAGTCTTGGCTACGAAATGAACATGCGTAGTTACATGCGGGATGCAACCAGCACAATCATTCTGCATGGATCGCAAGTCCCACCCAGCATGTATGGCCTGTTGCGTGAGGCCATCCGTAATCGTGCCCCCCAACTTCGTGGTGCCTACTCTGGGCCGGTGCGCCCCGGCACTGCAATGACTCCTGAAGACCTCAATCTCATGCAGATGACGAATGAGGCAACGGGCGAGTTGATCTGGTCTCTTCCAGAGACTATTACCTCCAGTCCCGAGGCACTTCGCGCTCGAGGCCGCCTCTCTGCAGCTTACGGTCGTCGAAATATCTTGCTGTCTCGGCCAGATAGTTCTTCCCGAACTGCACAGTTGACCAAGATCAATAGCGAGATCAGGGGCTATCAGGCCACATTGAATCGTCTGGGCAAGATGCAGTCACCACCTGCTCAGTCGCTCCTTACAGGGGCGACTCCATTTATGACCATTGACGATGCGATTGAAACCATGATGCGAGTGGAGTCGCCAGAGGTACAAGAGTACTTCCAACGCGTGGTTCTTCCGGGTCTCTTTGGTGGGTCTAACCCAGCATCACATCTTCAGTTGCGACTTGGCCAGCAAGCACGCGATATGGCTAGGTCAGTCGCATCTTCATCTGCTGGGCAGTGGATCAAGAAGAATGGTGGCAGCATGGGTCAAGCCATCATCAATAACATGGAGCAGTATGGCCAGCTTACTGGCTACAACCTCGACTCGGTCTATGCCCAAGGAGGCATCACAGGTTATCTATACGCAACCCATCTTGGTTTCAATGCAGTTTCTGCAATGTGGAACATGTTGCAGCCTCTGCAGTGGGCCACTACATGGATGGGTGGAGAACACATCCTGAAGGGTTATGCCTCTGCCTTCAAGCAGCTTGGTGGATACTACGCCGAGCGTGTGAGCAAGCATGGTCTGGGTCGCATGGCACCGGAAGAGCAGATGAAGCTATGGCAGAAGCACATCCGCTTGGCTGGATCCGCGTCGGGGGGACGAGACCTTCTAGGCATGGGTCATGATGCCATTAGCATGATGGAAGGTTCGTCCTTCATGCGTCGACCGCAGGGCACTCCATCCCTTGGCAAGTGGCTTCTTATCGACATGCCCATGGCTCTCTTCCAGGCTGCCGAAGCAGTGAACCGCATCACGGTGGCTGAAGCGACCATGGGCTGGCTGGGTCAACTGCAGCGTCAAAGTGGTATCCGTTTGGCTGGCAACGAGGCACTTGACTTTGCCCAGTTGATGCAGTCCACAACCAACTTCAACTACAACCCCATTACCCAACTTCAGGCGTTTCAGAAGGGTGGATTGCTTGGCAACTCCCTCCTCCGAATGTTCTTGCAGTACCCCACCCGTACGCTGAGCAACCTGTTCATCAGCAATCAGCTCGGTGGGGGGACGCGCTCCTTCGGATTTGGCAGGTTTGGTGGGCCCACAGTTGAGATCCCTGCTGTCATCGGCGACATGTCTCGACTTCTTGGCACCGGTGCGGTGGCCTACGAGATCGGCAAGAACATGTTCAATGTCGACTTGTCTTCTGGTCTGGCAGGTTCTGCCCTTGGACAATTGCCTTCGCAGTTCATGTCAAAGGGGCTGCCTGTGCCACCGGTAATTGACATTCCGGCACAGCTCATCAGCTCACTAGGTGAGGGCGATCGCGAGCAGTTTAGGCAGGCCGCTTTCCGCCTGCTTCCGGGTGGTATCGCGATTCAGAAGGTGTTGGGTGCCATGCCTGCCCTTCCAGGCGGTGGCAACTTCGGCATCATCCAGTCTCAGTATGCAGACTGGGGCAATCGAAACGAACAGGGCATGGTGCCCGTGTACGACAGCAACGGCATGCTGCAGTCCTTCGACTCGCCTTTCTCTCTTGTGATGCGGGGTATCGGCGCTGACTTCAAGAAGCACCAGTCCCCCCAAGAGGCAACGAAGTTCTTGCTGGCCAACCGACAGGAGATGGTTAATCTACGTCGCAAGTTCAAGGACGCAGTGTTGGGCAACAACATGACGGCAGCCAACGCCATCGAGGCCGAGTACCGAAAGCGTTATGGTGTACCGATGACCGTTAAGGAAGGCGAGTGGGATCGTGCAATCTCCATGCGCGAGACCTCAGTTAGCGAGCGCATGCTGGACACGATGCCTTCTGACGTGCGTGGCATGTACCAGCAGGCACTTGCAGGTTCCCCATTTGCACAGCGCATGGGTCTTCCCCCTGGTTCACTGGCTGAAGGGGAGACGGCCAAACAGCGCGAGTCAGTCCGACGATTCAATGTCGATATCGGAGCCTTGGCTGGCCAGAACCCCGAGTAAGTCTCGGTTGTCCCACTTGCCCATGGCGTACTCAACCACGTCCTCTGCACGCAACCGCTCCACCCACACCATGAATGAGGATCCACGGTCGGGCTCATCCGGCTGCTCCTCACGCCACCGGCGGTACAGCAGGTTCAGGGTGCCCAGTACTAGGCCCGCTTCCTCCACCCGCAGAGAATGCACCGCCTCCAGTACCCGAATGCGTTCGGCGAACCGGTTGACCATGCGCTCGAGCATGTCGGCGTGAGCCTGAAGTTCGCCCTTCTTCTGGGAGGGGCGAGCCGGTGACCGGGGCCCTCCGTTCACTCGGTGTCGGTAGCTCATATTTTGTACCAGAATTGGAATTTGTGGCCGTCAGGGGTGGCCCTAGCCGACCACTGAACAGCCCGGGGAGAAAGTTTGAGAGCCGAACCCAAGACGCCATCCATAGCGTCCCGGATTCGAGCTGGTATCTGGAAGGTCGCAACTCGCCAGAAGCCCCCTTCCAGAAAGGCTGTGAAGTCCAGATCCCCCGCCAGACGCACCAGCGTGCCCTTGGAGGGCTCCGAGACGTCTAGCCACCCCTCCACCACCTTGGAGGAGGGGGCACCGTGGAGGGCATCCCAGCCCGCCACAAGCCATTGGGAGCGTCCCCCCAGCGAGTGGGTGGTTTCCCATAGGTCGAGGGAGCAGCGGGACCGGCGTAGCCCCCGACGGGGGGACACAGGGCCGGGGGGTAGGGGGCAGGACTTGGCCGTCCGCATGGTGGTCCAGAATCTAACAGCTCTGGGGATTCTTGCGTCGGGCCTTACCAGTTGAATGTGGGCCATGCCGTTTCCAGCATGGACCCACCTAGCAGAAGCCCCCTGGACACCGGGCAGGTAATCCAGGGGGCGATCGTGGGGGGACGATTGGTCGCCATGGTAGTGACTGCTTCCCACGGGGCAAGTCATGGCTTCGAGATCAGGCGAGGCTGAGCGGCGACACCAGGAACTCCTTGAAGTACTTGGTGCCGGGCTTGACCTTGGACTCGTCGTAACGGGCGCGCAGCTTGACCGGGATCACGTTGCCGTTGTTGATCCGCTCCTGAATGGTCTGCATAGCCATCTGCAGATTCTCAGGACGACGGCCCAGCAGGGTGGTCAGGTGACCCTTGATGCGCTCCAGCTCGATGCGGTTGCGGGTCTTGGCACCTTCATCCGTCAGCTGAGTCGGGTCGCTCGGCAGGTTGAACCGGGCGCCAGTAAAGCTGCGAGGCTCGGGGCTGCCAGGATCCTCGACCATCTGATACTGAAAGGTGATGTCGATGGACGGAAAGACCTGCCCATCCTTCTGCTTGAAGTCACCTTCCTCGATGGTCATGCCAGTCACGAGGACGGCATGGTCGCCAGCATCGGGACGCCAGCCTGCGCCGGAGCCCTCGGTGTTGGCCTCGACGGAGGCGAAGCTGTTGTTGTACGCGGCGAACATGGTCGACTTGATGTTGCTCATAGTGAGCCTTTCGTAAAAGGAGTTGAAAATGGAGTGAGACACGGAACGAAGTAAATTGGAAGGCGGAGGTGGGACACCGTCGAGGGCCCACCCCCACCCTTCCGGGGGTCAGGGAGTGTTGGCGGTCTTGTACGCCTCCTCGAACAGAACCCAAGGTTCTGCTGCACCAGTCACGTCGATGTCGGGCATCGGCTTCAGGGTGCGGGTACGGATCAAGCGCAGGTAGCGTGGATCACGGAACGCGATGGTGCGAGTGATCGTCTGCTTGGACACAGTGCGATTCTGTGTCACCTGCTTCCCGGCCACGGTAACGACTGTAGGTTCCACGATGGTCGTCTCTCGAACCTCTGAGCGCATGGGGGCGATGATCTCGACCACCTTGGACAGTCGCTCCCGCAGACCGGGAGGCAGGGACAGATAGTGCTCTTCGACCTTGGAGCCTTCGCCGATCTCCACCCAGTCACGAGACAGGTGGGCCAGCAGCCAGACGCCGTAGCCGTGCGAGCGAAGTCTATGGGCTACATCAATCACTGTGTCGTACAGACGCTCCCATGCAGCGGGTCCGTGTGCCTGCTCGAACAGTTCCTTACCCATCTGACGTGCGACCCACGGCTTCAGCAGACGAAGCATTGGGATCATGGTGTCGATCACCACCATCGAGGGCCGCTCGTCACCGTTCTTGGCCATGTCGCACAACTGCTTGATCTTGGCTTCGACGTGATCCCACGTCATGATGAGGGGCTTGCCATCCACATCAATCGGTCGACCATCAGCACCGATGCCTGGCCACACAACGCACTTGGCGTGGGGGGACACGGTGGACGAGAGGTCAAGGTTGATGATGAATGCGTCGGGGCAGGACTGGAACAGATAGGACTTGCCGCTGTTCTGCTCACCAACAATCATGCCGAACAGGTTGCGAAGAGAGTAAAGACCGGGGCCTCCTTGGAAGCCGAGGTTCTTGTATGCGCGCACCGGCGGAACGGCCGATGCAGTTGTCTGATGAATGCTCACTGGATTCCTCCTGAGTTGCGTGCAATCTCACCGAAGGCGTCACCAAAGCCACGCGGCCTAGTGAACTCGAACGGCGTCTCGTTGTCAAATCGTACTTCTTCCTCGTCCCCCGCATCCGGGCGGGGGCCGGCGGCCCCGCCCGGGGTGGGGGCAGGGGCAAGACCATCAATCTGAACTGTCTTGCGGAACGAGATCTCGAGGATCTCCAACCATGCGTTGAACGTGGAGAACGACACAGTGCTCCCCGTTTCCTTGCGGAACGCACTGTGAAGCGATGACTTGTTAGTGATGGTCCCCCCACTGACAAGCTTTGCCAGCATGGGTTTGATGATGGTGAACAAGATGTCGGGCAGGAGGGTGCCGAACTCGCTCTTCTGAGTTCGACCCTCGGGATACGGATCATTGGGCATTGGTGGGCTCCTGAATGGTGTCACGATCGACCACGACAAACCCCTCTTGCAGGACAATGTCGGGCCACTCCGAAACTGGACGCAGCACAAACGGCGCGTATGTGTCCAGTGTACCAGATCCGTGGACTTCCGTGGGCCACGGATATTCATGTGGTTCCAGCGTGGCAATCCGCCACTTGTTCACGATTGCTAGCCGGGCCTCATACTGACCAACCCACTGGGCATCCTGCAGGGCAGTGCCACTCGTGAAGGAAAGGTCGACCACTGGTTCGGCCATGCGATCACCAGCAAAGTGGGCATAGTCCTTCTCGCCGCGGTACCACTGGCGGCAGCGCTCGAGGTAGTTCTCAAGCCTGGGTTCGCCGGTATAGACCTTCTCGTTGCGGGGCTCACCCTTCCGGGGTCCACTCTTGAGGGGCGTGGTGTCGAGGAAGTAGTCCCGATCAGCCTGGCCAAAGGAGATGGTGGGCTTGCGGACAATGGCATGCAGCATCCCGCCTACTGTCACATTAGAGGGCAGATCATACTGCGATTGCAAGGTGCCTCGGCACAGCATGTTGTGGAGGACGGACATGTAGTGCTGGGTCTGCGGCTCGATGGGGCAGGAGGCAGCACGAATGCGAGGACTGATGGAGGTGGTCTTGTAGTCCACAATCCACAGGGAGTTCTGGGTCCGGTGGTACAGCAGCATGTCAGGCTGCATCACGCAGGGTACTGGCAGGGTGCGCTTGTCATCCAGCTGGATCTCCGTTTGCAGCTTGCACTCACGGCAGATGGGCACGAAGTTGGGATCAGACAGGAACTCGTGCAGTGAGCGGTTGTTGGCAAGGGATCCGGGAATGGGCAGGTCCTTGGCGGTCATGGCCCAAACCCATGCACAGTCGGCGTCCTGCTCTTCGGTTGCCAGGATCTCACGGGTGCGTTGATCCCCGATTGCCAGCAGCTTGCAGATCTCGCGGATCTCATCCATGCGAGCCTCCAGCTTGGCACGGTACCGAACGTGGCTTTCATCACCCGTGAGTCCTGGTGTTAGAAGGATCTCAAGAGCGAGGTGGAACCACGTGCCCTGCGAGAGGGCCGTGCTGTACCGCAGCGCCGGGACAAGGCCGAGCTTGCGGGTCAGGTAGTAGTGAAAGGGCGAACCGATCGCACGGAAATCAGACGATCGGACAGGGGGGATCCGCTCAACCAGACCGTGCTGGGCGAGCAGATCGCGCGACCCCGTGGGGGTCGACCGGAACTCAGGCGGCATGTTGTTCTCCTTATGGGTTATCCACCACCGAAACTTGTCAAGCTAAAAGTACCTGATCCTGTAAACACGTGATAGATGTAACCATCACCCCCAGGATAGATATCATCACCACCCGTTCCCTTGATGCCGTACTCATCAACACCAAGATAGCGAATCACGAGAAGTCCTTTTCCACCAGCTCCACCAAGAGTGCTGGTTGTGCTGGAAGAGGTGGCAAATCCACCACCACCACCGCCACCAGTGTTGGGGGTACCTGCAAACCCATTGCCGGTATCACCACCATTTCCACCGCCACCCACGCCGCCGGTAGCTTGCTGCGTAGCTGCGGCAAATGAGCCACCACCGCCACCTCCACCCACTTGAAACCCCCAGTAGGTTGTTAGGTCGCCAGCTCCACCATTACCACTCTTTGTAGTAGCTCCAGCCTCACCTGCAGCCGTACGTCCACCACCACCACCAGCTGCAGAATTACCTGCAGTGTCCGCGCGGTTGTTTCCACCGGCACTACCGTAACTTACACCATCAACGGAGTTAGCAGCACCACCTGTTCGGCTAGTCGCAGCACCACCACCGCCGCCACCAGAAGCACCAGATCCACCATTCTGTTGGGCGGTAGTTCCAGCTCCACCTCGGCCGCCACGGCCACCACCTGCAGCGCTGTAGTTAAAAGTAAAATTGCCGGGTAGATCGGTAATGTAAGTGTTTGCACCGTTATTGCCCAAAGCTGTAGAAGCTGTGCCCCCATTCCCAATACCAACTTCGTAGGCCCAATCTTCAACTACGTCAAACGCATCATCCGCAAGGCTGAACATAACGGAATGGATACGAACTTCTCCAGCGCCACCGCCACCACCTGGAAAGCTGTTTAACCCTCCACTTCCAGCTCCACCCCCACCAACGAGCAACACCTCAGCCCCAAGAAGTGGACCCGTAACTCCACTCCATACTCCGGCGATGGTTTGATTGACTGGAATAAGACGGTTGCCATCATAGGCACCCTTACGTGCTCCAAATCCCCCGTTTAGTCGAAGCAGGCGAAGGCGATCACGCATTACACCTCACCCCAAAGAATGTTCCACACTGGTGTAGCGGATCCACTGCACGTGAACTCAATCAATTCTGCACCTGCTGGATCTGCAATGAATGAAGTCATTTCATTTGCAGTCGTCTGAACTGCTTTGAGGTCTCCAGTGGTAGCCCCAGCATTGCGACCCCAACCAAGATTCACAGCGTTATTGGTGATGTAGGTGGTGTTAGCAGTAGTCACATTTGAAGTCTTGCCAATGGGAGTAGGACACCATCTACCAATGTCTGGAACGTAGCTCCAACCCCAAATCCTAAAGACCAGATTGCTACTTGTATTCTGAGTTGCAAGCGCAATGAACTTGAGATAGTTCGTCACCCCAGGAATCACAATCCGATTGTTGGCCGTATCCGTCACAGGCTTAGTGGCAGTTGGCACTGGATCAGCCGGTGCAGCTGAGGCAGCGGCTGCATTACCATCAACAACAGCCAGGTGCATGGTCTTACGGGGAGTCGTCAGCGTGACAAGTTGGTCCATCGGTTGGTTCCTCGGGAGGGGTGTTAGCTGGGAGTATAGGGCACAGCGCGGCGTTGACCAAGAGGCGAGCAGCCCACTCAGCTACGGCTCGGCGTGCACTCATGCTCGTGTTCGGTAAGAGAATCAGACCAATATTTCTTTCAAGCAGGATGCGGTGCAGGGAATCCACTGCGTTCCACGGATCCGGCAGGTCCTTCGTAGGATTCATGGTCTCGAGGATGTTCCCCTCAAGCAGCAGGTAGGGATACAGACAGGAGTCCTTGAGCCGATCCATGGCAGCCACGAACTTCCGTCTGCCATCTGGTGTCAGGCAGTTGCCTGCTACCTCGGCGAGGGATCCCTTGCGTTCAATCAGGCAACCGGCTTCGTGGCCCTTGAGTAGGTAGTCCCCAGTCTTGAGGGTGGCCTTCTCGATCTTGAGGTGGTACGTGCGTGAACTCCGGGAGAGAGCAGGCAAATCCGACCTGAGCGACGGAAGATGCTCAGGAAAGGGCAGCGGCTTCTTCTCCCTGGAGTCCACGACGATTGTGAGTTCGTTCTGCACCCCACCAGTCTAGCTAAAGTCGTACTCCAGGGGAACGGTATGGCCGTAGTGGGACTGGAGCATGGCCCAGTAGCCGGTGTCACGGACTTCCTCAATGTGGAACTTTAACTTCTGCTTTAGGGAATCCAGGTCCACGGAGGGATGCACGTCGAGGTAGACCGCGTCATAGATCTGGAGGAACATCTTGACGTGGGGGGACAACAGGGGAGCAATGGCCCGCTGGATGGCGAGGAGGGTGTTGCCGGCCTGGGTCTGGATGGGGAAGTTGACGATCTCGTTGAGGTGCTCGGAGCTTCCCCCCACGAAGGTGCGGGACTGGCCGGTGAAGGGCAGGGTCAGGGAGCCTTGGGCGTCAGCGGTGCGGATGAGGGACTGCTGCCAGGTATGGAGGCCGGGGCGGGCGTCGGGCCGGGTCTCGGCTACCTCTTCGAAGAAGGACAGGGGCATGAGCTGGCCGGTCATCTCGTGGACGGACATGCGCATCCGGAATGGGGAAGCGAGGAAGAGGTCGGCGAAGTTCATGGTCTTGCCGACCTGGCGCTCAAGCTTCTTGAATGTTGGAGACGAGAGGCAGGACTGGCCGAAGAGCTGGACGGCCCGGTCAGTGTGGAGATCCAGGCCATCGTTGAAGGCGGCAAGCAGGGACTTGTCGCCGGAGCACAGAGCAGCAACTCGCAACTCGATCTGGGACAGGTCGAGAGACAGGATGGTACCGCCATGGAACCGGGACTTGATCGTTGCCTTGATCGTGGGGGGAAAGGTCTGGGCGCTGGGGTTCTTGCAGGTAATGCGGCCCTGGATGGTGCCGCCCTCAGAACCGGAAGCGTCCTTGGAGGCGGAGGGTACTGGGTACCAGACTGGGAAGGCGAGCCCGTCAGCCTCGCCGGCATGTGGGAGTGGGAGAATGGTGGACGACTTGTCCTCGGGCTTGTTGCGCTTGCCGTGGAGCAGGGGCCAGATGTAGGTGGAGAGCATCTTCTGTGCCTGCTGATGAGCGGCTGCAGCTTCGAGGATTGCGATCTCCCTGGTATCGGTGTCCCGGAGGAACCCACGAATCAGGTTCCGATTGGCGTCGGAGAATGAGAAGGCGCGTGTCTTCTCCGTGAACTGAGCCAAGGGGTGTGACAAGATGTCGACTCCTCGGGATGAGAGCAGACCATTTGTCACATTGAGGAACTCGGTCTTGCTCTTGGCAGAACCGGTGCCCTCAAGCTGAACGCCATGGGATTCAGCCTTGGCCATGGCGTCGGATGCCTGGGTCAGGAGAGTGGACTGCAGGTTCTCCAAGTCCTTTCGGGACATGGGGATGCCGGCTTCGGACATGGTGATGATGGTCCACAGGCAGTCCGAGTAGTGGCGAATGCAGTAGTCAGACAGCTTGTCCGTACCAGGCCAGTCGAGCAGGATGCGACGGGCGAGTTCGGAGGAGGCGAGCAGGGTGTTGTGCGTGTCCTGGGCTGCGTAGTCCAGGAACTCAGGATCGTGGGGGGACCTGAACTTGCCGTCCTTGATGGTACGCTTGTAGGCATGAGTACCGAGGACTGGTCCAAGGGATTTGAGCGATCGTTCTGGGCGCAGTTCCGAGTGGAGGTAGTTGAGGATGGACAGGTCGAACAGGGTCTTGCCGTACGGGGGCAGGGCGAACTGGAACCTGTGGTCACAGGCTCGCAGGAACTGCAGGTCAAAGGGCAGGTTCATGCCGAGGATGGCGTCAGCCCACGTGAGCCAACGGTGAAGAAGTACCCGGTCCTTCTCCTGGTCCATGTGCATGGTGAAGGTACAACAGGGCTTCGCCTGGTCTAGCGTGATGGCCTTGTAGTTCTTGGTGCATGGGCAGGAGTGGACTTCCGTGGTGATGGTGCACGTGAGCACCATGTTGTCACGTGAGACGCCGTCGGTGATGAGTGCGCGTTGTGGATGGAAGGCGGATTGGGAGGGGAGGACCTGGCCCTTGGAGTTGTGGGTGCACGCACCATACGTCTCGATGTCAAGCGAGATAAGCTTCATGCGTTGGGGTCCTTGTATCCGTAGGCAGCAAGGGCAGCCCGCATCTTGAGGAATGCGGTTTGTTCGTGGTGGGTGACTTGGGACTTGGTGATGCCCAGGATGTCAGCCACTTCCTGCTGGGTGCGGATGGGTGCGAATGGGACAAGGGCACGGTAGTCACCTCGCCGTGGTTGGTTGGCAAGGTATTCGCTTGGACGTGTTGCCTTGTGCATCAGAATTCAAAGAAGTCTTCGATGTTGTTGACGATGTAAGAGGCTGAGAGATCCTCGATGGTATTGAGGATTCCCTTCTTGATGAGGTCCAGTTCGAGGTGGTCAGCACGACCGTTGTTATCGAAGTGGATGTCGTCGATGCTGATGTCCTCGATGTCAAACGACTCAGGCAGGTTGGTGGTGGTCTCACCATACGGCACTGGAGTTGGTTCAGAGTAGAAGATCTTAATCTTGCCCTCGATGAGGATGTCGTAGGAGTCCTCGCATCCAGCGAAGGCTGAGGTCTGGAAGTCCTCGAGCGTCTTCTTGTCGGAGCCGTACTTCTTCTTCTCCGCGTAGTCGATGAGCTCTGAGAGACGAAGAGTGAAGGTGGTATCCATCATGGCATTACCTCGAAGGGGGAGAATGGGGGGACGACACGTGGCGAGGATGCTACAGGCATCGCGCCAGTCAGTGCGGCATGGACGAGAGTCATGTGATCGGCGACGGGGTGCAAGAGATTGCGAGAGCGGAGCACAGCGGCGGGATGGAATGTGGTGAAGAGTTGCCAGTCCCCCCACAGGTTGGTGGGGGTGCCTTGCTTGGTGAAGGCGGAGGTCAGGGACCAGGGCTTGGGGTGTGTGAACTTAGTCACAGTGGAGATGGCGTGAGCGCCGGTGCACAGCAGGATCTTGGGGACGTGAGGTTGGATGATGCCGCCGATGGTGTCAAGGTCCTGGGCGGAGAACTTTGGAAAACAGCAGCGAAAGTGGCGGGGCTTGGGCGGGGCAGCTGCGGGGGTGTAGCAGCGGGCGGTGTTGAGGAGGAGGACGGTGGCGAGTGGGGTGATGGCGGGAAGGTAGATCTCCTTGAGCATCTTGCCTGAGGGCCCGACGAATGGCTCGTTGGATCGGTCCTCCTGGAAGCCGGGGTTCATGCCGAGTACGGCAACGACGGGCGTCGAGGGATGAAGGGGCTGGGAGTCGGGAAGAAAAACCCCGGGGACTCCGGGGTTCTTTGCGTACTTGTGCAGGTCGCACGCTGTGCACTGGGGTTGGGGCAGGACCAGGAGGTTCATGCGGTGGGTTCCTTCTTGGGTGGGATGCACCAATCCCAGATGGCTTCGTATTGCTCGGGGACCTGGAGCTTGCGACAGAAGTCGTGCAGGTCTCGGTCAATCATGAAGGCGTAGGGGAAGAGTCTGTCCCCGTCTGGGCTGGACTCGAGGACACACAGGGTGGGGATTCGTGCGCCTGTATCTTCATGGCGCAGATCCACAAGTGTGATGGCGGGTACGGGTCGCTGCTTGAATGCGTGCCACAAAGTACGCAGGTTAGTTCCGTTCGCATCTGATGGCATGGGAGATTCTCCATTAGCAACAGTTGAGTGACTGTCCGATTCCCCGCACGAGATCAGCTGCGACGTCTGCAGCCTTGAGTGGGGAGTCGACCACGAACCAATGACCCACATTGTACTGGGCCTGGAGGGTGGAGGCATCGACGTTGATACCGACACAGAACACGGGTGTGGAAATGGAGGAGACGATCTTGCGAACTTCGTTGGTGTCGTCGTGATGGGTGCGGTCGGGATAGTCAGGGTGTTGGCAGAAGGCTTGCGGATCACCGTCAGTCAGGATGAGCATGATGCGATGGGCATCGGGGTAGTTGCACTCAAGGTGCTGGTTCAAGGTGTGGATGGCACAGGAGATGGGAGTGCCACCGCCTGGCTTGTTGTTGAGCATGTCGTCTTCGGTGTCGAGTCGACGAAGCACGCACAGATGGTCTGACTTCGTGGGGGGAAGTGGCAGCGTGATGTTGAGTGGGTGATTGGAGTTATCGGATTCCAGTTTGCTGCGTGAGTCGAACGAGAAGGCTTCGACCTTGATGTTGGAGTTGCGGGAGAGACCGTCTCGCATGCCGCCAAGGAAGCACATGGCTCCGTGCATGCAGGTTGGGAGGTTGGGAAGTGGCTTGCTGTCGGGGCCACGGAGATAGCAACTCATGGAGCCTGAGCCGTCGACGAGGATGCCGATCACGATCTGTCCGTTGCCGGCGTCTGGATGGACGGAGAAGATGTTGGGATCGGAGAAGGCAGCGTAGCGCAGGAGGTTGCCCTCGTCGAGGACGCCGTCGAGGTTGCCGTGTTCGAGGGGCGGTGGGTTGGGCACGAACCACGCACTGCCAGAGATCTGATCGGCAATGCGTGCACGGTACTCAGCCTGGAACTTGATGGAGGTGGCGCGGTAGTCACGAGCTTGGTTTGCCTCCATCTGGTGGTCAGGGTGGCTGGAGTTGAGCAGACGATTCCAGTCTCCGCATGGTGCGATGATGCCGGGAACGATGCCCTCGTCCTTGTTCTTGGTCTCGTTTGAGCTGGGCTCGACGAGGATCTCGTGACGATTGCGATTCATGCGAGACTTGCGATCGGGTTTGCCGTCGAGGTTGCCGTTGTCGATACCTGATTGGCCACCACGGCCGGCACGCATGCGTCGCTCCTCAGTGTTGAGGTTGAGGGAACAAACGAAGTTGTGGATGGCGAGGAGGCGTGCGCCGTCGGTCTCGGGAGTGGAGAGGATGGTGGACCAAGCGGAGACTGCGGCGTTGTACGCGTTGTCAGTGCCACGCGGGAACTTCAGGCGCGTGGCTTGGGGGTTGAGGTTCCACGTCATGGCGATGCAGAAACGACGGAGCTCTGATCGCTGGGGGGACTTCTTGGAAACGTGGTTCTGCATGGTCTCGACTGCGGGCAGGAGCAGAGAGTCCTGGGCAGTGAAGATGTCAGACCAACCGGGCCACTGGGTGAGGATGCGAGAGCGTATGTCACGGACTTGCAGGGCCCACCAGATGTCGAGTGCACACTCGGCACGGATTGCGTCGGGATGACGGAGACCGTCAGGGGTGTCGGGGATGAGGGACTTGTCGTGGATCTGGATGAGGTTGCTGATGCCGATGCGGCCGAGGGTGGGAAGGACGAAGGAGATGGCCTCCATGGCCTCGAGTCCGTAGCCAGTCATGCCGTCGGTGAGGAGATAGTAATCGCCGACGTCACCTGCGAACTGCGGGTTGATGAAGTAGTTGGGTAGGTAGACGCTGGGTGTGTACTTTTCCTTGATGTTGAAGTAGGTGGACTCGATGTCTCGTTGGAGGTCGTCCGCGTTGCTGCATTCAAGAGTGAAGGTGTTGTTGCGGTAGGCGTGGGCCTGGATGAGGAGCGAGATGAACTCGTCGTCAGTGAGACGACGGATGGATGGGGCACAGTCCTTGCGCATGGTGAATGCGCGAGAGATGGAGCGTGCGAGTGCAACGAGAGACTGGTTGGAGAGCGTGTCCTCCGTCACGAAATGGATGGCGGTGGGCTTCTTGACCCACAGGGACCACAGGTTGGTTGCGGGCCGCGTGTAGTGGTCGACTTGGGGGTTGGATGCGTCGTTGGGCAGGTCGAACCAACCAGTGGGGTCGATGTCGAACTCGTCGATGACTTTGCGCAGCATCAGAAGGGCTCCGTGTTGGTGGTGGTGGAAGTAGCAGTACCCATGATCGAGGGGAACTTGCCGGTGAGGAGGGTGGCGAGGGCCGCACGCTGGGCAGGGTCCTCGACCTTGGAGAGCATGGTGTAGCGCAGAGACTGCTCACCAAAGCGGTGCAGGTCATAGGCAATGGCGAGAAGTTCACGCGTGGAGAAGGCCTCGATGGCTGAGGTCTTGGAACGGGTGGTGGCTGCGACCTCGCACAGGGCTGAGGCCTGGGCAAGGGGCAGATTGGTGCGGCGAGTGAGGAGGTTGGCCTCTTCGGTGGGGTTGAGGTAGGAGACTTCGATCACGCGTGCGAAGCGGTTGCGGATGGCGGAGTCGATGGGGGATGCGCCGACGTACTTGGCACCGACGTTGGTCGTGGCCATGAAGATGGTGTTGGGTCCGACGCGCACGGGACGACCGCGCTCCTCGACGTGGCACTCACGACGATGGTCGAGCAGGCCGAAGAGACCGTTGAGAACGGAAGCTGGGGCACGGTTGAGTTCGTCGAGCACGATGATGGCGTTGCCTGCCTCGACAGTGCGGACGAAGGTCGAGTCGACCCACGTGATCTGGGAGTTGACGATGGTGCGATAGCCGAACCAGTCGCGCGGCTCACGGATCACGGCGCAGTCCATGATGAGCGAGGGACGACGGGTCTCCTGGGCCAGCCACTGGCCGATGGAAGTCTTGCCGCAGCCGGTCGGGCCGATGAGTCGGACGTTGTGGATCTGCGGGTCAGCAGCAATGGCGTGGAGGTAGGTGGAGAGGTTGGCGTCGATCTCCAGGTCGATGCGTTCGGTCGGGGTTGCGGGCGTGTTGCCCGGGACGGACAGACCGTGGGGGGATGCGGCAAACAGGCCGTCGTCGTGTGCGGGCTTGTGGGTTTCGGGTGGCATGGGGTCCGGTGATGTGAGGCGTGCGGACGGGGTTGGGGTGATGGGCTTGATGGCGTTGACGCGTGCGCGCAGAGCAGCGAGAGCAGCGGGCGAGATGTTGAACGATGACATGTCAGTCCTCCTTGGTGGTGGGTGCGAGCTTGATGAACGCGGCGAGTGCGTCCACCTTGGCGTTGATGAGATCCATCTTCTGATCGAAGAGTTGCTGCGATTCGTGGTCGAGCTTGACCACGTTGACCAGGGTGAGAAATGCCTTCTCGAGATTGGCGAGACGCGTCTCGAGGTCAGTGGATTCGGGGGCGGGCATGACCATGGTCAGAAGATCCTTGCTGGGGGTTGCGGGAGTGTGGAGTCACGATCAATGACGGGGTCTGCTTCGGCACGGTTGTAGTTCATGTCGATGAGTTCGCAGACGCCAACTGATGGCGGAAGGAATGGCAGTTCCTGTTCGAGTACGTCACAGAACAGGGTGGTGTAGAGTTCGAAGTCGCTCAGGTGGTTGGTGTTGGTGACGTAGATGTTGAGCGCTTCGAGACAGGCGATGAGGAAGTTGAGATGGTTGCCGACGATGTTGAGGTCGGTCGTGCGTGCGCGTTGGTCGAGGGTGTCGGGGTGCACGAGCTTGACGCCGGCGTACTCGAGCATGCGCTTGTTGGTGGTGATGGGTGCGTTCTTGTCGAACTCGATCTCCTCGTAGACATCGGTGCCGAGGAGCAGGGTGGTTCGCAGGTTGGCGAGTGCGGAGAAGCGAGAGCGGATCTCGACGCGCAGAGAACGGATGCTGTGCGTGTCGATGCTGATGGGCGCGAGGCCCACGGGTGGATTGTCGAGGTTGTATTGGGCGATGGTGGTCATTAGTTGTAGCCCTTCTCGTGGCGGTCGATGTCGTCGGGGATGTCCGAGTCCTTGTAGTACGGGTCGTAGGTGGAGGAGGAGACGGAGTTGTGCTTGGCCTTGTTGGCCAGGGTGAGGAAGGCGGAGGGGGCGAGCTTGTCGTTGATGATGATGCGCTCGAAGTCCATGCCGGCGTTGAGTGCGGCGATGACCGCGTCCTTACCGGCTGCGAGGGATGGTGAGGGGATCTGCTCCTGGTCCTTGAGGATGGTGGCGTTGCGGCAGACGGCTTGGAATTGGAGGTTGCGGGAGATGGCACCCCAGAAGGCGTTCCAGAATGCGTCGGGGATGGAGTGGTCGGGGGAGGACTGCGTGTACATCACGGCGTAGGTTCCCTTGCGTCCGTTGACGGGGGTCTGTACGTAGGCCTCCATGTCCGAGGACTCGACTCGCTCCAACATCACGAGCTTCTTGTCGGGTGAGCCAGCGGAGAAGGGACGGGTGCGGAGGACGGAGAGGAGGGCGTCATCACCGGTACCAAAGACCATGGTGATGGAGAAGATGGGCTTCATCGGGCAGTGCTCCTGTTGGAGGGTGCGAAGTGGTGGATGGTGAACCAGGACGCGTCGTCACCGAGACGACGGTCGCTATCGAGACGGCGCACACGGCGATACTTGCCGGATGCGCGACGGAAATCAGGGTCGCCGGAGGTGGGGAGGAACGGGTTGGCGTTGCGATCGCGGATACGTGGGGGGAGTGCGATGGCGTCGATGTCGGCTGCATTGAAGCGGCCGAAGAAGGCTGCCATGCTACGGGAAAGCTGGTCGTCTGTCGAATTGAGACGGGCCGCGGAGCGACGACCGAGCTTGGAGATGAGGAACTCGGTGGCAGCACGACGGGCTGCGGCGTTGGCTACGCGGAGGAGTTCCGCGAACGAGGCATCGCAGGTACGGAGTGAGAAGTTGGGGGTGTCGCAGCCGTCGGGGTCGATGGCGGGGGTAGTGGGGTTGGGGTCGACGAGTTCCAGGCGGTCGCCGAATGGGGATTCGGTGACGCGGATGGGAATGTTGCCCATGGAGAGGGCGTGCAGGTCGGACTGGTGGATGCGGTCAATGCGATAGAAAGACATGGCGAGTTGCTCCTGTGTGTGTGGGAAGAGAAGTGGGGGTGGGCGCTGGGCCCACCCCCATGGGCGGTCAGACGATCTGACGGTCTTCGGAGGCGGGCGCCTGCGAGCCAACGGCGCAGTTGGCCGAGGGCTGAGCAGCGCTGTCGGTATCGGAGTCGTGACGCTGAGCACGAGCGACGTGCTGGAGCATGTCGAGGTCGACTGCCTCGATCTTGCGGACGCTGTTGCGCGGGGCATAGCCCGGGGTCTCCTCGATGCCGACGGTGACCTTGACGAGGATGGCATCATCAACGCACTTGTTGAGCTCGGCAGCGAAGGAGCGGGCGGTCAGGTCGAAGTCCGCGGGGAGCTCGAGGCCAAGGGCCTGGATGTACTGCTCATAGCGGAAGAACACCTTGGGGTTCTTGTCGATGTCGGGCAGCAGGTCCCAGATGAGGGTCTCGCGGCCGGAGTCGAGCGTGAGGGCCAAGGTGACGTTGATGTTAGTGGCGGACGCGTCCTTCTTGCCGGGAGCGCAAACGGCCAGACGGAGCATGGCCGGGTACGTACCCGGAGCAGTGAGCAGAGTCTTACGGGCTTCGGTCAGGTTCATGGCGAGTTTCCTTGTGAAAGAGATGAAGTGAAATGTCGGGTCGCCAACGCTGGCGGCCCCCTGCCCCGCCGCTCTCCCTTTTTTCAAGTGGGTGGAGTGGCTGCGTACAGGCAGAATGGAAGTCAAACACATAGCAAAGTCCCCCGACTCGGGGGCCGCAGGCCTCCCCCGAGTCGGGGACACACAGGAGTCATTCGTCGTAGAAGAGTTCTTCTACTTCACGGAAGATTTGTCGTGTACCACGTATGCTCCAGCGAGCATGAGGTGAGTCGCAGTCTGGGTCAACAATAAAGCCTTCCGAGTCAACCACGTTGGTGAGTTCCCAGAACTCAGTTCCTGAAGGGTCCTTGTCAAATGAGAAGAACGCGTAGAAATCGTGTACTAGTTCTTCGCCATCCCTAAAGAACGTGACGGAGAACTTGTTGGGCCCTGGTTGGGGTTTACTTGGCATTCTTGAACTCCTTCATGATCTGCTCCAACTGTTCTGGGGTGGGGTCGACTTCGATGAACTTGTATTCATCGTCGTCCTCGGGGAGATGGACGCCCATCTCGCGTCGTGATGCGGGTGATCGGATGGCGTCCAAGATCTGGTACAGGCCGATGACGAGGGCGAGGAAGATGGAGAGCAATGTGATTTCGATGAGAGTCATGGGGTTCCTTTCGTGGGGGGATAGGGGGCCGACCCCGGGCCGGCATCGTTCCGGCCCGGGGGTGGCCACAGGAGTCAGATGTTGGAGTAAGCCTTGTCGAGAGCAGTTCGTACGTTCTCGAGTTCCCGCCTTATGGGGCAGAGGACGCGTGGTGACACGAGGTCTCCACTGCGTGTGAACTCGAACATAGAGCTCTCGATTTTGCGGACGGTGTAGAGGGCAATGAAGAGTTCATTGCGCAGTTCGTCGATGGTGAGCTGTTCCATTAGTCGTTGGGGTTGTTGGGGGTGTTGGGGTCACAGAAGATGGGGGCCGAGTCGGGTTCGGCGCACACGGAGGTGATGTCCACTCGCTCGCAGTGCATGACGGTGGTGCATCCGTCGCCCAGCATGGAGCCGCCACAGTGAGGGCAAGTGGGATCAGCCTTGGCAACACGCATGCGGTTGGGGCATGCAGGGGTGCATTCGATCGAACCACAGTCAGCGCAGTAGCTGACCTCGTCTTGGGTGTCGGGAGCCGGGACGAAGGGCTCGCGATCGCCGGGCTCATTGTCGCCGATGGCTTGGTCCAGGGCCTCGATGATGTTGGCGAGGTGGTCCATGACGCCGCCGATCTCGTGGTTGAGGAAGATGTCAACCTTGGCCTCCTTGAGAACACTGCGGAGACTGGTCATGTCGAAGGTGCCGTAGAAGTAGGCAGCCAGCAGACTGCGAGTGCCAGTGATGGTGGTACGGATGTGAGCGAGTTCGGAACGGTTCATTGCAGTGATCTCCTGTGTGAGAGATGTGTGGGATGGGGTAGATACTCGATGTACCTACTGCCCGCCCCCTGCTCGGCGGCTTCTCCCTTTTCTTGGGATGGCGGCGTGGCTGCGTATTGAAATCACTCGCGAATTGTGCCCGCATAAAGAAAGGCCCGGCTGAGGCGCTAACCCCAACCGGGCCCACGATCTGAGCAGGATTTAGGCTGCGGACGCGACCTCCGAATCCGAAGCGGCACTCGGAGCGGCCTTGGTGTCAACGCGCTTGCGGGTCACCAGCTCCGGCTCCGCATTCGACTCAGCCATCAACCGCTTGAGGGACAGGCCAGCGATGGTGAGGAAGCTGACCGGCTTGCCCTCCTTGTCGACGAACGCGCTCGCCTCGATGGGGATCCAAGTCGAGAAGACACCGCCGATGGTCGCTTCCACCTGCAGCTCCGCACGCTCGAAGCCAGTCTCGGTGTCACGAGTGAAGTGAACGCGGGTATTGAAAGTACGCATGTGATTCTCCGAAGAGAGGATTGAGGGCTGATGCTGCAGACACAACATGCGCTGCAATCACATCAACCCCCTCCATCCCGGGGGAACCTCCCATTTACGAGGCAACAAACAACCAAGCATCCAGCTGTGTGTTAGCCGGACTGTGGGCTGTGGGCTGTGGGCTCGGGCGAACTACCCCCCATGACCCCCCTGGATTTGTGCGGCGATAGGAAATGAAAGGGTATCCCCCTCCCAAAATTCCCTCATAAATTCCACATGACCACCCCGACCACCCCGACCACACCCCCAGATAAACCAGAAACCTATAGCCCCATCACTTACTAGTTTTTCTATTCTCCTGGTCTTAGTGGTCAGAGAAGAGATAAGTAAAGGAAAGACAAGCACTTAACCTAGACCACCTCATGTGGTCGGGACGTGGTCAGGTGTGGTCGCCCACCCGCGATATTCCCTCAATATCGCCACCACGTCCCAATAACATAGTCCAATAACGCGACCGATAACACCCAAATCTCACCCCTGATAACTACCTATTCGGACCTTACGGCCAGACCTCTGACCCCCCGGATCCGCTCCTCGCCCAATCTGGCCCTTGTAAGCTTCCAAGCGCCCTCTTCCACCACCCTATGCACCAACTTGGCCTGGCTCAGCTCCTCCCGATACCCAACCTTCACCTTCCACGTGCGCCACAGACCCCAAATGTTGGTCGTGCTCACGAAGCCCGTCTCGTTCTCCACGAAATGGGCCTCCAAGAAGTCCTGCACCGGGTTATTCAGCGACTGGAATCGGCCCACAACCTCCTCTGCAGCCGTCGGAACCGGCCACAGCGAGCTCGAATCGGTCGTCTCCAGCAGCTCCTTGGCCCCTTCCAGCGCCCAGGCAGCAATACCCGCCGTCTCCTGAGCCAACTTCTCGCCCAACTGCAGGTCTTCCCTACCCAAGAAGCTGTTCGAGAAGGGCAAAACCAGCATCTTGCTGGCCAAACCCTGCCCCCTGTTGGGCAACTTGGGGATCTCATTGCTCTGAACCACCAAGAACCCGGGCAACACCACATCCCGGATGGGCTCCATGTACTTCCGATCAATGCTTACCGGGTCCCCACCCACAATGTTTTTCAGTGACGCCACCGCCAATTCACTTTCCCTGCTGTTCAGCGCCCCAAATTCACTTACGCTCAGCACCCTAGCTGCCTCAGCCCCCCACAACCCGAACTGACTAGCCAGCTGGGCCATGCTCAACCCCCTAAACCCATCGCCCACAAGGTTCTTCACGACCCGCATGATCGTGCCCTTACCACCTCTCACCCTGCCCTGCATCAGCAGCCACCTCTGCCACCTTCTCCCCGGCATCAGCATGGCCCCCATGGCCCTCTGCAGCAGCTTGACCCACTTCTCGTCCCCACCGCTCCACTGCTCCAAGCACCCACGCCACGTCGGGCACTCCGCCGCCGGATCCCACTGACACCCTACCACCACGGGCTCAAACAGCAGCTCATCCCGCTGCATCGTCTTGCCCGTCAGCACATCCACAACCACATCCTCGAACGCCACGCACCGATCCAGCTCCGGGGTATCCACCACACTGCCCAGCCACGCCGGCGCATAGCTCTGCTTCAACCGGATCAGCGCCCTCAGGGCCGCCTGCACATTGCCCACAGTCTGCATCGTGGGTCCCAGCCTCCTCACCACTACACCCGTCGCAGTCGGCGTCTGCACATGTGCATCCTCCATCGCCAACCATAGCGCCTCCTCCAACCACCGCTCATCTCTCCTCACCCACTTCCCCGCATACCACTCCCACGGCTCGCCCCGCCACTCCCACAAACCCAATCGGCCCTGCGGCGTCGTCCACCTTGCTCGCAAAATAGCCCGGGCAATCACCATCGGCTCCGCACTGTTGAGCGGGTTCCGTTGCGTCAGCACTTTCATCGCGTATCCTCCAACTATGTCTTCATTCCAACTGCCGCAGAACCCGTCGAGTCCGACTCCGAACCCAATGACAGCGGGCACGCGCTACGCAGCTTCCCCGAACCAGTCTTTGTATTCAGATCTTTCGTCTCAGGCTCAGAAGATGCGACAGAGTGGAGGCGGCGGAGGTCGGGCTGTGTCGCTTGAGGAGCAGGTCGCTCAGGTTGCCCAGGAGTGTACACAGTATCCAGACAAAAATGGAGCTCAGTACCAAGATTGCATGCGACGTCTTGCAGATTTGCAGGCGGCTGCAGCCGGCATGAATGTTCCAAGCGTCACTGGTGGTGCAACCGGAACCGGTCCGGGGATGCAGCTTCCAGCCCCAATTCAGGCCACCCCAATTCAGGCCACACCCATGTCTGCTTCAACCCGCCCCAGTTCTAGTTCGCAACCTCCTGCAGGAACTGGAACGGGCTCCCAATCTGGTGGCTCTGGTGGCGGTTCGTCACAGTCAGCAACTTCGCCCATTACAGGTGATCCGATCAAGGATGAGATCAATGGACACCTGAAGACTCTTTCAACTCTTCCACCTAACGATCCGGCCCGCAGACTCATCATGAATCGTCTGCGTGACCTTCAGTCTCAGCAGCGAAACAACGAGGCTGCAGCAAGTCGAAAGTCACGCGCCGAGTCTGTTGCTGCTGCAGGAAAGGCTCAAGCGGACCAGAGGGAAAGAGACCGATTTGCCAGGTGGTACATGCGCACCAATCCAAACGTAACTAGCCGTACTGCAGCTGAAGCCGCTGATTATGCTCTAAGGGGATATGACGATGTACTCCTTAAGCAGTATGAGCAGTTTAAGAAGGCAAGTGAGATGGAGGCTCGGAGTGCACCGCAGCCTGGTCTTGACTCGGTTGCCCTCGATAACATGCGGAATCGAGAGTTTGATCCACTCCCCAAGGTGACCCGGGAACAAATTGATAAGGGGGACGTGGAGGCTGTAAGGCGTCAGCGTGAAGCCATGTCAGCAGCCAGGGACACCACCAAGTACAACCAGGAGATGGACGACATTCGCGCAATGCGGGATGAGGTGAAGAATCTTTCACCCGAGGTCGCACATCAGTTTGATCGTCTCATTGCCAGTGGCATGAGTTTGCAAGAGCTGCGCATGTTCCTTGAGCAAATTAAGGCACGTGACCCAGCAGCGTTGAACCGCACCGAGTTCATGCGTGAGCGCGACAAGTTTGTCAACGCACCTGTCAGGCCGGTTCCCAACTACAAGCCCCCGGTTGATGCAAACAACCCATTCAACCTGAACCCCATGTTGAACATGTTTAACCGGTGAGCTCACACAACCTGATGTACATCTCCTTCGGTGGGGGGATGCGCCTCGTCGGTGAGGACTACCTGATCCGCGAGCTATCAGCTCTCGGCCTCAATCGTCGCTCCTTTCGCCGGCTCTGCCGCCAACTGAACGTGCCCCTCATCCACGCACGTAAGGACCGTGTGCTTGTGGACCTCATCGCCTTCATGCTGGCGATGCGCACCATCACCCGCCCCGGCGCACCCGACTTCTCTCTGCCCGGATCCCAGCACCGTCCCGGTACCCGCAACACCCTGCCGCCACAGGAGATCATTGACAACCTCGACGACACTGTCTCCATGCTTGAGCAGGGACGAAAGATGTTTGGCATAGTCAAACCCGGCACACTAAGATCTGCTGCGGGCGAAGTGGTCGCCCGTCTCAAGGACACCCAAGACAAGATCAACCTCTAATGGCCAAGTTCAACCTACTGAATATTCTCGAGAAGCTGTCTCCAGAATTCAAGGCATTGGTCAAGCCCAAGTATGGCAAGCCTCGTGGTGTTGCGGAGGGCGAGTATCAGTTTACGGGGGACGCAGCTCTTCGGGGTGTTTCGTTTTCCGATGAAGCTCTTGCTCTTGAGTTGACACGCCGGGCAGAAAGCATCCTCAAGAACCCCAAGGCCACGGCTGAGCAAAAGAAGCTGGCCAACGAGTACATTCGTGGCGCTCGCGTACTCACCGCAAATGTCAAGGCTCGAAAGGGAGTCCGAGCCAAGGAAACAGCATACGGCCGTGAGTACGACAAGGGTGGAGATTCGCGAACTATCCTGGAGTCACCGGCTGGTGCGGAAATCGTGGACCCAGATGATGCCAGACTTGCCAAGCTCCGTGAAATTCTGGGCGCAAAGAACGTAGTCACGCCAGAAGAGATGAAGAAGGTGGCGGAGCGGGTCTTGCAGGGAGCGACCCCCTCCATGAAGTTCCGAGTTGAAACCATTGCTGGCGGAGACGAAAAGGGACTCCTTCTTCGCCCCGAGGAAATGGAGAAGGCAACTCAAAGCATTCTCATGTCCCGGCGACCGGAACTTCGGGAAGCAATCAAAAAGGGCATTCTCCCCCCACCAAAGCGTAAACCAGAAGAAGGAAAACCAGGATCTCCTGGTTTTGAATCAGTCTTTCCGCGTGGAAAGCGGCTTGCGACCGATCCGAGTGAGCGCATCGCAGTGATGCGTGCAAGCAAGTACGGATCAAAGGGCGGACGTCCACCCATTCTTCGTGAGCGCCCAACAATCACTGACTTTCCCAAGGTCACCCCCACGCTTGGTGCATTCCTTCGTGGAGCCAAGATCAAGATTGAGCGCTCCAAGGGTGAGCTGATGATTAGCCATGCCGGGATTGACAAGCCTGTGCCGGCTGCAGAAATCCTGAAGCAGGCTACAGAAGCTCTTCCCAAGCTGCAGGCCGCCGAGTCTGCTGCCCGCGCGGCTTTCCGAAAGTTCAAGTCTGGTACCCCAGACAGTAACCAAGCGCTTGTCAAGCTTCGAGATGCTGAAGCCCAGGCTGAGCGCATGGCACAGATCAAGACCAAAGTTGAACTTGCCATCAAGAACGCAGAGCGAGAAACCAAGCTCCCAGTTACTCGTGAAAACCTGATGTCCATTGGTGAGGCGGCAGCCAAGCGACGAGAGCAATCTGCTGCAAACAAGGCCTCCCAAGAGTCACGACACTTTGACACCCCCCAAGAATCTCGTGAGCGTCTCATTGAAGAGTCTGGAGCTGTTGAAGGAGCTGCTATTCAAGGTAGCAAGAAGAGCGGTAGGCGCGGTCCCGAACTGACAACTCCACGTGGGGTACCCAATGATGTAGCTGCTGCACTGGAAAAAGCAGCAGGATCTCGACCGAAGGGTGTGCCCGCTGACATCCAAGCTGCGCGTAGGGAGGCCAAGCTCCCACCGCTTAACCCTAAGCAATTCCGAAGGTTGGTAAAGGGCAAAGATCTTCCAGCCATTGCCAAGAGTTTGGGTGTCAAGATCCCAGCAAATCCACCCATGCAGTATGGGGAGAAGATGCGTAGTAGCCGCGACTACGTAACCAGCGCTCTTGGTGGATTCAACCTTCGAGAGGGCGTAATTCCCAGTCAGTTTGAGAAGGCTCGTTCCGCTGAAGCCATTGCTCTCACAAAGGAGGGCAAGGCAATCATCGAGAAGTTGAACAGCAACAAGAACCCACGGTCCATTGCAGCTGACTTCTTGAAGATGCGTCGCAACGCTGCCCAGATGGTCAGTGGCAAAAAGATGTCACAGGAAAATGCTGACTCCATTCTCAACACCACTGTTGAATCGCTGATGAGTGTTGAGGGTGGTGAGGCTGTACTTGCCCAGCTGGGTGCCAGACGTGACAAGTCTGGACGCATGATTCGTCCTCTTGCCCAAGACCTCTCTGGAAAGATCATTGACGTTGTCAAGCCTGTCACCGGTCCAGCCCCCGAGCAACCGGCGGAGGCGCCACGTACGACTCCTGCTCGAAAGCCAGCCACAGGCCGATTGCCATTCTTTGGTTACGCCACCAAGCTTACTCCGGAGATGAAGCGAGCTCCGGTTGTTAGATCTCGTCGCCAAGCGCCAGACGTCAAGGAGCCTGCTGCTCCTTCCGAAAAGCTGGATGCGTTGATTAGCAAGCTACTTGAGGCCCTGTCTCTGCCACAAGCCACAAAGGGTGCGCGAAAGGAAACTGGGTTGCAGGTGCGTCGTACTGCTGCAATGGGGCTTCGTTCCCCGTCCCAGCCAAGAACTAAACCCACGCCAAAGGTACCTGTCAAGTATCCAAAGAGTGGCGTAAAGCCACCTCCTGCCCCATCTAGGAAGTTTAGCAAGGCGGAACTTAAGGCCTTCAAGCAGTATGGGATTGATGTCTACTCCCCAGTCAATGCTCCTTATCGTGGGGGAAAGACCGAGGGCCAGCCAGTTGAGCGCTATCAAGTCAAGGTTGACCGACCAGGCCAAAAGGCCGGTCGGCCCACCCAAGGACCAAACCCACGCCAGGTTCTGACGCCTGACGAAATCCAGATTCTTCTGCGCATTGCTCGAGAGAAGCGAGCCAAGGGAACTTATCGCGGCGTCCGCCGACCAGAAAATGCCCCCCGCACTGCCTGATCCCAAGCAGCCACAGCCCGACGCCCTTACCTCCTTCTTCGCTTCTGACAGCGTGGGGGGAGCGCTCAAGGCGTCCGGCTTT